CACATGTGGGCCATCGACAAGCCGATGACGCCCTCTCTCGTGCGCGACATCCTGGAGCAGATCAACGCGAAGCTGCGCAACATGGTGCGCAACGGCTATCTGCTTGGCGGCGAGGCCTGGTACGACCCGACCGCCAATGACAAGGACACGCTCAAGGCCGGCAAGTTGGCCATTGACTACGACTACACGCCGGTGCCGCCGCTGGAAGACCTCACCTTCCGCCAGCGCATCACCGACCGCTACCTGATGCAGTTCGCCGACGCCGTGAAGGCGGCTTGAGCGGCCAGCGCCAACCCATCTGACAAGGAACGAACATGGCACTTCCCCGCATCCTCAAGCACTTCAACGTCTTCGCCGATGGCGTGTCGCACGCCGGCGAGGTGGAAGAAATCGACCTGCCCAAGCTCACGCGCAAGGTGGAGGAATACCGCGCCGGCGGCATGAACGGCCCCGTCGAAATCGACCTTGGCAACGACAAGCTCGAGCTGGAAACCACGTACGGCGGCTTGATGCGCGAAATCCTGCAGCAGTACGGCACGACCACCGTCGATGGCGCGATGCTGCGCTTTGCCGGTGCCTATCAGCGCGAAGACTCCAGCGAAATCGACTCGGTCGAAATCGTCGTGCGCGGCCGTCACACCGAAATCACCTTCGGCAAGGGCAAGGCGGGCAGCAAGGACCCGTTCAAGGTCAAGTCGGCACTGACCTACTACAAGCTGACCGTCAACGGCGAAGAGTGGATCGAAATTGACCACGTGAACTTCATCGAGCGCGTGTTCGGCAAAGACCGCCTGGCCGCGCAGCGCAAAGCCATCGGCCTCTGACACCGGTAATCGCATCACGGCCCGCCTGCTGCGGGTCGCTCGCCCCACAAGGGCCTCCCATGTCTTCTCACAGCCAAAACCACCATGGAACAAATGAACACCACCATCACCCTGGACTCGCCGATCAAGCGCGGCGAACAGATGATCGACGTCATCACCGTACGCAAGCCGGGCTCCGGCGAGCTGCGCGGTGTGAGCCTCATGGACCTGATGCGCATGGATGTGACGGCACTGCACACGGTGCTCCCGCGCATCACCCACCCGACACTGACCACAGCGGATGTGAGCAAGCTGGATCCGGCCGACTTGGTGAAGCTCGCCAGCGAGGTGACGAGTTTTTTGCTGCCGAAGGAAGCCAAGGAGGACGGCTACCCGACCGAATCGAAGACGCCGCAGCCGACGTTGCAGTGATTTTCGGTTTCCGCCTGGAGGAGCTATACGCCATGGGCGTCATGGAGCTGATGGAATGGCGCGAGCGCGCCCGCGAGCGTAGCGAGGCGCAGGAATGAGCGATGCGCGACGCCTGCGCCTGGAGGTCGTTCTGCAGGCTGTGGACCGGGCCACGCGCCCGTTCCGCAGCTTGCTGAAGACCAACAACGAGCTGGCCCGCTCGATGAAAGCCACGCGCGACCACATGAAGGCGCTTGAGCGCGCGCAAGGCCTGACCGAGCAGTTTAGCAAGCTGCGCGGCGGCATCCGCGAGACCGTTACGGCGCTGCGTGAGGCCCGCGAGCGTGTTGGTCGCCTCACCCAGGCGATGCAGGCGGCCGAGTCGCCCAGCGCCAGGCTGACGCAAAACCTTGGCAAGGCGACGGCAGAGGCTGAACGGCTGACCCGGAAATTCCAGGCGCAGCGTGCCCAGCTCGTGGAAGTGCGCCAAGGCCTGCAGGACGCCGGGCGCGGCACACAGACCATGGCGCAGTACCAGGAACAACTGCGGACGGCCACCAGGGACGCCTCGCGCGCCCTGGCCGAACAGGACGCCCGCCTCAAGGCACACAACGCACGTGCACGCGCGCAAGCCGGTGCCCAGCAGACCGCAGACAGGATCCGCGCTCGCGCCGGCAGCCTGGCCGCCGCCGGCGCAGGCGCGTCGGTCGCCGGCATGGCCACCGGCGCTCCCATCTGGAAGGGCCTCGGCGAATCGAAGCACTACGAGCTGGAGAAAGCCCGCATGGGCGCGCTCGGCCTGGGCGATGCCGCGACCAAGGAATCCATCGAGTTCGCCAGGCAGATGAAGGCGTACGGCGTGAGCCAGGTCGAGAAGGCCGAGCTCATGCGCGACGCACTGAGCGTGTTTGCCGACGCCCACCATGCAGAGATGGTGCTGCCCACCCTCGCCAAGATGAAATTCGCCAACAAGGCCGTGTTCGGCCAGGCACAGGGCGAAGACAACGAACGCATGTTCCTGGACCTGCTCAAAGTCGTGGAGCTGCGTGGCGGCCTCTCCAGCCCCGAAGAGTTCAAGAAGCAGGCCGACATGGTGCAGCGGGTCATTACCGCTACCGGTGGCCGCGTGCAGTCCGACCAGTGGCTGCAGGTCATCAAGCGCGGTGGCCTGGCCGCCAAGGGCATGGAGAACGAGTCCTTCTACTACGCGCTGGAACCGCTGGTGCAGGAAATGGGCGGCAATACGGTCGGCACCGCGATGATGAGCGCGTACCAGAACCTGTACCAGGGCAAGACGACCAAGCGCACGCTGGGCAACCTGGACCGACTGGGCCTCATTGCCGACCGCAGCAAGGTCAAAGAGGACAAGGCCGGCCAAATCTCGTTCATGGACCCCGGCGCGCTCAAGGGCGCGGACGTGTTCCGCCGGAGCCAATTCGAGTGGATGGAAACGGTGCTGCTGCCCACGCTGGCGGAGAAAGGCATTACCGGCCGCGACGAGGTGCTGGACGCCATCGGCGGCATCTTCTCCAACCGGACGGCGTCCGGCCTGATGTCGCAGATGTACCTGCAGCGTGACCAGATTCACAAGAACATGCGCCTCAATCAGGGCGCCGACAGCATCGACCAGCTCGACGCACGCGCAAAGGAGCTGCCGCAGGGCAAGGAAGCGGAAACGCTCGCCAAAGTCCGCGACCTGCAGAAGGAGATCGGCGAGAAGGTCCTGCCGCTGTACGCCGGCGCCCTGGAGTGGGTTGCGAAGGCGGCCGACCGCGTGACGAAGTTCATGCAGGAGAACCCCGGCGTTGCCAAGGCCATGGCTATCGGCGTCGGTGTGTTAGCCGCTGCCCTGCTGATTCTCGGCCCCATCATGCTCGCCATCGCCTCTGTGCTGGGGCCGTTCGCAATGCTATCCCTCGTGATGGGAGGCGTGGGTGGCGCTGGCGGCATGCTGTCGGGCGTTCTGCAGGGCCTGGGGACCGCCTTCACGTGGGTCATGCGCGCGGTCGGCTTGCTGGGCCGCGCCTTGCTGATGAATCCCATCGGCCTGGCGGTAACGGCAATCGCCGTCGCGGCCTACCTGATCTACGAATACTGGGAGCCCATCAAGGGGTTCTTCCTGAGCCTGTGGGGCCAGGTGAAGGAGGCATTCAACGGCGGCATCCTCGGCGTGGGCGCGCTGTTGCTCAACTGGTCACCGCTGGGGCTCTTCCACGCTGCATTTGCCACGGTGCTGCAGTGGTTCGGGATCGACATGCCGACCAAGTTCACCGAGTTCGGCACGAACATGATTCAGGGCTTGGCCAACGGCATCAAAGGCGCCATCGGCTGGGTTGTGGATGCTGTGAGCGGCGTAGCGGATCGCACCATCGGGCTCTTCAAGGAAAAGCTTGGCATTCACTCGCCAAGCCGTGTCTTTGCCGAGCTGGGCGGCTTCACCATGGCCGGCCTGCAGGAGGGTCTTGCCGATGGCGAGGGCGGCCCGCTGGGCACCGTGCAGCGCATGGCATCGAAGCTCGCCGGCATGGGCGCTGGCATTGCGATCGGCAGTGCCCCCGCGATCGCCGCGCCGGTGTCGTTCGACACCCGCCCGGCGCTCACCACGAGCAGCGGCGGAGCAACCGCGGCGCCTGCAGCAGCGGCGCCCATCACCATCAACATCTACCCGGCCGCCGGCGCCGATCCGCAGGCAATCGCCCGCGCGGTGCAAGACGAGCTGCGCAAGATCGACAACCAGAACGCGGCGCGTGCGCGCTCGCGCTACACCGACAGGGACTGACCATGATGATGGCACTGGGCCTGTTCGTGTTCAGCCTGGACACGGCCCCCTATTCCGAGTTTCAACGCCAGGTTGGCTGGCGCCACCCCGGCAACAGCCGCGTCGGCCGCCGGCCGTCGCACCAGTTCATCGGGCCGGACGATGAAACCATCACGCTGTCGGGCAAGCTCATGCCCGAGCTGACGGGCGGCGACCTGAC